ATATTGTTAGTGTCTCTCCTCCAGCAGTGTACCCTGTACCTGATGCTTCATTAGTACTCGCATACGCAACTGTATCAGCATCTAAATCCGCTGAAGACGTGAACAACGCAATCTTAAATGTCTGGCTTGTGTTACTACTAAAGTCCATCTCCCCGTCAAGAAGAGCGACTTTAAAAGAAGTACACATTGTTTGAGTTATTGCCATCTAACTAATTCCTTAACTTACTGGAGTTCTAAACTGCCCAGAACGGTATACATCTTGACGTAGCTTACCATCTCCAAGGTTCTTTAGAAGTGTCATAGATAATAAATACATCTTCTCGTAGTTAGCAATGATGTCTTGTTCACCCTTTTGGAATCGTATAGCTTCTAGTAAAGCTCCGTTTAGTAGCGCAGAATCAAAGTTAGTGCCTAACCAAGTAGTGCCTGCTGTAACTATAGACGCAGGATAATATCCGTAGATATGTTCTAACTCATAGTTAGCATTGGGGGTAGGAGCAAGCTCCAGTTGAGTCTGCCCATAATAGGCATAAAACTTAGGAGCACCGTAGTTAGCCGCAGTGTTTACGGGGTAAGCTTCACGTAAGAAGTTAACGTCTTTGTTTAGCAAGTACGTGTGAGTGCTATCACTTATTATAGATATGCTGTACGTATATAAGTAATCACTAGGTAGGGTATATAGCTTATTTGTCTGTACTAACGGCCCATCATCTACCTTACGCAACGCAGGAATTTGAACCGAACTATATATTTTTTGCTCTGCTTGTTCTGTAAACATAGCAAGCTGGTCTGCCGTGAACGTAGCCTCGCAGATATCCTGAATATTAGTTTTTAGTTCAGTGTAATTCATGGTTTAAGCCATTGGCCCTCTAGCATACAAACCTTTGGTTGCTGCACCAGTACCACGTATTTTTACTTTGCCGCCTTTTGAATAGCCTACTTTACCGCCATCTTTCATCATTTTAAAGTCAGCACCAGAAATCTTACCGTCTTTGTTTTTGTCCATTTTAGACTGTTTGCCTTTAAGCATTATAGTATTACTCCTATGTGGTAGTTACAGTAACTTGGCCTACACTACCAGTTATTAATAATATGTTGGGAGTTAACCCGTAAGGGACGTTTCCTCCTCCTACAGGGTTCCAACCCCACTGAATATCTCTACTACTAGTATTTCCTGAATCTCCTAAACTTTGATCTGGTCGAGGATCACGTAGTGCTTGTGGATCATCTACAGGAAACTCTCCTAATTTTAACTGTGGTTGGTCTTCATTCCAACACTCTATACAAGCTTTTATATGAGTATTTTGTCCTTTTACTATTAAATCGCGTAGTTCCCGTAGTTTATACTGGAATCCACATACATCACAGTAGCCTATAGCTTTCTTATTAGAAGCAAACCTAGCACCCATTACACATATCCAATACGAGGTACAAACCTAGCGGAAGTCTTTTCTCTATCTTCTCCTGCGGCAAGTTCAAATTGCTCGTCGTATACAGCCTTCAACATTGGTACGCGATCCATCATTTCAGGAAGTTTCATAGCTATATAATAAGCCAAACCCGCTACTAAACAAGGAAAGAACCTAAAGTTCATGTCCGCAGTTTGTACACCACTACCTGCGTCTTGTATGCGGCGCATACGCCAGTAGTACAGTTTGTAATCATTATTGTCTGGTACAGGCCACACGTTAACTAGAGGAGCATCACGCAACCGCTCTATGTATAGCTGTATTGGTCTACCCTGTGATAACTTGTTAGGGATAGAGGCGTAGGTACTCACACTAATACGACTTAGGGTAAGATCAGTTTGAGTAGCCGTATTTCCACTACCTGTACGTATCTGATGCTCTAACAAGTCTATAGTATCCGCAGGGAGCGGGTACTGTGTCTGCCCTTTAATCAAATCAATGAGGCCACTGTCTACCGTCCACATGTTAATGCCACGGTTTTGCCACTCAATAGTAAGCAAGTTCATGGATCTACGTGCAGTGCGTAGGTCATATCCAGAACGCATCTCTCGTCCTGCACGTTCAAACGCTTCTTCTGCGATCTCTGTGAACTCCATATCAAACGCAGTAGTACTTGATGTGGTCATTATTACTTACCTTTCTTTGGGGCGTTCTTTCCGCGAGCTTTATTTTTGGCTCTCACAGAAAGCTCGTTCATATGAAATAACTTTACACTTGTTTTAGTGTGAGACTTATTACTATGCAGAGAACCGTCAGGCATTTTGTGGCTAGAACCCTTATGTTCAGTGCCGTCTCTTTTATAGTGTTTTACACCTTTCATATTTCGTACCCTTAAATGTAAAGTGTTTTCTTCCGTCTATTGTTCATTACTTGCCCACAACCTGTAGCAATAGATCGTTTTCCTCTAGCAAGTCCGCCCTTACGTAGTTTAACAGTAGCAGGTTTTGTATTTTTCACTACAGTTTCTCCTTTTGACCCCGCACGTTTTTTCTTCCTAGCTGTAGCTGCTCTTTCGCTCTTACTAAGAGATTGCGCTTTGCTTCTAGGCAAACATCTATCTGGGTTCTTTTTGTCTTTAGACGTTCCACATTCACCTTTAATCTCACCGTCTGTGCCAATTCTAACCCAATCTTGGTCTACCCATTTTTTAAGATCGCCCATTACTTCTTACCTTTTGATCCCTTCGCATAGTTAGGATCTTTGCAATACTTCGATGCTGCCATGTTTGCATACGCGGAAGGATATGTATCAAAGGTTCGTTTTGCCCACGATTTACCCTTAGAACATATCTTTCCGCCAGACTTATAATACCTACGCATTATCGCATCTTACAGGCTTTGCCACCGCGAGCCATACCGTAACCACGAACCTTCCCACCATCCATCATCTTTTTAACAGGTTTTGCCTTCTTAATTTTTTTAAGGGCTCCGCCAGCGGTGCTACGAACTTTACTACCTTGGACTCCAATAGGATTGTTCTTGTTCAACTTCACTTGGTTCCGAGAAGACGGCCCTTTGTTAGCGGTTCGCATTTCGGTTGAAGCTTTAGATAACGATCTTTTTGTAGTGCCAAGAGTTTTGTCGTTAACGCTTTTAGCTGACTTATCAATAGCCGAACTGCGCTTGGCTATCTGCTTCTTAGCTTCTTCAACAGCCTTAGTACCGTATTTTTTAATGGCTTCTCTAACGCCTTTTGATTTAAGTAGCGTTGCTGCTGCTCCTAGTACAGGTAACATAATCTTCCCCTATCTCATCTTACAGGCGCGAACGCCTTTTTTAGCAATGCCCGCACCGCGAACCTTACCGCCTTTCTTCATCATGGGTACAGAAGCACCGCCAGCCATAGCTTGTTGAGCAGGCATCATAGGCTTACGCTTCTTTTTCTTCATAGCCATCATAGCCGCAGAATCCATACCAGCAGCATTAGGAGCAGCCATACCGCCCATGTTCATCTTCTTAACACCGCCACCTTTTTTCATAGTAACTTTTTTATCTTCCTCTTCACCGATTACAGGTTTTTTAATTGCAGGATTTGCAATTGCAGGTATATTTTTTGCTGCTTTGTTTCTTTTGTTAAGCAGTTTAGTCAACCTACTTTTAGCATTAGCATCAGTAGTGCCTTTCCCTAACTCTTCTCGGAATACAGCAGCTTTTTCTTTACCGTCCTTACCCATATAACTCTTAAACCCTGCTTTCTTAGCAGCGGCGGGAGTCTTATAGTCTTTCCAAGTAGGCTTATTAGGCAGGTCTTGGTTTGTTTTTACTTTAGGAGGCGGTTTAGGAACATTGGTTGCAGTTCCTGTTTGCTTACTCTTCTGTTCCATAGTTTCAGACTTAACATCTTGCCTGTTGTCCATACGAGCAGCGTTTTCTGCTTCCTTTCTAAGGTTTACGCCTTTACCAACAACTTCTTTATCCTGCGGTTTAAAGTTACCTTTAGATTTCTTGCTTCTAGCTATGCTTTCCGCCATTGCAATTTCTTGTCTAGTCCTTTTCTTAGAAGAAGCAGGCTTTTTCTTTTCCATGTATTTCTTAGCCGTATCGGCTTCGCGTTTCTTTTTAGCGGCTCTTGAATCTTTGCTTGAAGCACTAAAAGCTTTTTTAAATCGGTCAAAAACACTATTACCAGAAGCAGAATCAGCTTCGCGTTTCTTTTTACGATCTGCATTAGCTTTTTCTCTTTTTCTAATCCCTGATAAAGTCTTTGCTCCTCCAGCAGCGCGTCTCGCTTCCTTTCTTTCTTTTGCTTTTCGTTCAGCATAATTTAAAGCCATGATACTTCTCCTAACATTTCCAACGCTTACGTGCTTGACGCAACCTTGAATTGGGGTTTTTAGCAGCTTTTGGGAACTGCTTCATTTGTCCGGCAGAACGAGCACAGTATGACTTACGTCTACCTGCTCGTTTACCAGTTGGTTTATCTTCAGTAACCGCAGTCTTTAGCTTAGAACCGGGGTTATTACGCTTATACTTAGCTACACCTTTAGCAGTCATACCCGCGCCGGACTTAGTAGGGCGTTTATCGCCACTACTAATGGACATACCTTTCATGCCCACACCGCCGCCTTTTTTGTAGTACTTACGCATGAAACACTGTCATGGTTAAGAATGTTGATACTGTGTATTCAACGTAAATACCATCTTTAAACAAAACACCTTCTTCTGGTATAACAACATCTCTTGTTGCATCAGCATCACCAACGGAGCTTAACCCCATAATACTTGTCCCTGAAGGGGATGAATTTAGAAAATCAACAGTGCCTGCTGTAGCTGTGCTTGTTAAGTAAATACCTTTAAGCCTGCTTCTACCTGCAAAAATAACATCCGCTGCTGAAGCGTTAACTCCTGCTGAGACATTACCTGCTGGGTTGCCCACAGCAGTAATTGAAGCAATGGTT